TTGTTTGACTTTTCTCAAGAAGACGGCAAAACCCTCCTAAAAAAGATCAAACAGATCCTAGAGGGTGAGAACATGGTGGTAAAGCACAAGTATGGTACGAATTATGCTTTCTAGTATTATGACAATATTTATTAATAGTAAAAAATGGTTATGTTAAATGAAAAGGTAGTTGAAATTACATCTGAGTCCATTATGAATAAATTGTTTTGTACTTTCTCTCCTAAGGATAAATTGGATGACACCCTTAGAGAAATAAACAGAGAGTACACCATTCTATATAAAAAGATATTTGTTCTCGAGTCTAAAGAGTCCGAGGAGTATCTTTGTACATACAACATCGAGATTGAAGGAGGCCAAACTAAGATCCTTCCAAATACAATCCTACTTCACAGAAAGAAAGAGACTAACACTCTATACACAATCAATGCCTTGAACACTTTGATCAAGAGCTTGAATGAGGGTGTACTAGATACTTCTTTTGTGATTAACTGGAATGACTACAAGAACAGTGTTCTACTTACACAAGGTGACGACCTCAAGAGATTAAACACCACTATCCACAAGATAGTTTCTGTGTAACTTTAAAGATCGATTTTTCTCGATCTTTTATTTTGCTTATATTTAACCAAATCAGTTATATTATGGACATTTCAGTCATCAAATCAAGATTGTCGGCTCTACAAAATCCACGTGGAGGACAGAAGAAAGACTTGGCTCAAACTATTTGGAGGCCAACCGTGGGTAAACACTCCGTACGTATCGTACCTTCTGTGTTTAATAAGTTAAACCCATTCAAAGAAGTCTACATGCATTATGGTATCAATAATCGTACCATGATCAGTTTGACAAACTTCAACGAAAAAGATCCTATTGTTGAATTTGCACAAGGCTTGAGAAAGTCAAGTGAGAAAGACAATTGGCAACTTGCTAAGAAGCTTGAACCTAAGATGCGTGTTTTCGCTCCTGTAATTGTTAGAGGAGAAGAAGACAAAGGTGTTCGTCTTTGGGAATTCGGTAAGCAAGTTTACATGGACTTGTTGAGTATCGCTGAGGATGAGGACGTAGGAGATTACACAGATCCTATCACAGGTCGTGATATTACAGTTGAAACTGCTGGTAAAGAAACCACAGGTTTGATGTATAACACATCTACAGTTCGTGTAAGAACCAAGTCAACACCACTCTCAGAAGATGGAGACAAAGTAAAATTGTGGTTAGAAACTCAACCAGATCCTCTTGGTCAGTTTAAGAGATATTCTTATGACGAGATGAAAGAGGCTTTGTTGAAGCATCTAAACCCTGAAGAAGAGATCAAAGAACAAGCAGATGAGGTAACACCAAAAGGTGACCTTCCTTGGGAAAAACAAGCTGAACCAAAAGGTGAGTATACCTTAAATACCACTAAAGCGGCAGTCGACTCTTCAATTGATGATCTTTTCGATATCTAATAAAAAAGCCCCGACTAGTTCGGGGTTTTCTAACTTAACAGTTTCGTATGGCAAAATCACTAAATAGCGCAGTGTCTAGCGCAATCAAAGGCACAGTAGATCTAGAGAAATTTAAGAAAGGCAAAAACCTTTCTGGAGGTGTAGCATTCAAAGAACAAAGCTGGATACCACTATCACAAGCATTTCAAGACACATTACAAATCCCAGGTATTCCTGTTGGTCACATTACACTACTTAGAGGACACTCTGATACAGGTAAGACTACAGCACTTCTTGAAGCTGCAGTTAGTGCACAAAAGTTAGGAATACTACCTGTATTCATTATTACAGAGATGAAATGGGATTGGAACCACGCTCGTGAAATGGGTTTTGAGTTTCAAGAAATAGCAGATGATAATGGAGAAGTTGTAGATTATAAAGGCTTTTTCTTGTACATTGATCGTGAGAAGCTTGAGTGTATAGAAGATGTTTCAGCTTTTATTGCTGACATTCTTGATGAACAAAAGAGAGGAACTCTTCCTTATAACATTTGTTTCTTCTGGGATTCTGTAGGTTCTATTCCTTGTAGAATGAGTATCGAGAAGTCTACAAACAATAACGAATGGAATGCAGGCGCAATGTCACAACAATTTGGTAACTTCATTAATCAACGAATTGTATTATCTCGTAAGATATCGCAACCTTATACTAATACATTAGTTGCCATCAATAAAGTGTGGGTAGCTAAGCCTGATTCACCAATGGGTCAACCTACCTTAAATAACAAAGGTGGTAACACAATGTATTTTGACTCTTCATTAGTTGTTACATTTGGTAACATTGCTAGAGCAGGTACCAACAAGATTAAAGCAACTAAGAACGGTAAAGAGGTTGAGTTTGCTAAGAGAACAAGAATATCATGTGACAAAAATCACGTAACTGGTGTAACTGCTGTCAATAAAGTTATTATGACAGTACACGGTTTCATCAAAGACGACAAGAAAGAGCTTGATGAGTATAAGAAGAAATACTCTGACCAGTGGATGAAAGTCCTCGGCTCTACAACTTTCGATGTTGTTGAAGAAGAAACACCTTTATCACCAGACATTTTTGACACTGAAGATTAATGAACCCAGAATACCAAAAGATATTCGACTCTCTTAAACAAGAGAAGATCGAAGAGTCTGTTAATAGTAGAATACTACTTGTAGACGGACTAAATACATTTCTAAGAGCCTTTACCGCTATAGGTTGGGTTAACAAAGAACTACTTCATATAGGAGGGTTAACAGGCTTTTTACGCTCTTTAGGATATATCATCAAACTATCTAGACCAACTAGAGTCATAGTTGTGTTTGATGGTCAAGGTTCATCTACCAATAAACGATACATATACCCCGAGTATAAAGCCAATCGAGGTATTAATAGAGTCACTAATTGGGACACTTTTGAATCGCAACAAGAAGAGTCCGAAGCGATAACGTCTCAATTAGTAAGACTCATATTCTATTTGAAAACACTTCCTGTAGATCTTATTTCTGTTGACAAGATAGAAGCAGATGATGTGATTGGTTATATTACAGGCCAATTAGATGGTGAAATGACAATCATGTCTTCAGATAAAGATTATCTACAGTTAGTATCAGATAAAATAACTGTGTATTCACCTACTAAGAAAAAGTTCTATGATAGAGACCTTGTACTCAATGAGTATAATGTTACACCTAAGAACTTCTTAACACAAAAGATACTACTTGGTGATTCTGGAGATAATGTACCTGGAGTTAAAGGTTTAGGAGCTAAGACAATGATTAAACTTTTTCCTGAACTAGGAACAGAAACAGAGGTCACTCTAGATGATATATTAGAAAGGTGTGATGGTAAGAAAAAGATACTTGAGTCAATTAGGAACTATGAGTTTCAACTTAGGATCAATCAAAAGTTGATGGACTTGAAAGAGCCTAACATTCCTGAAGAAGCTAAAGAAGAAATAAAAAGTGTTCTACTAGATCCTAAAAAGACATTGGATACACAGAGATTCTTAGATTTGTATCATGAAGACGAATTAGCGAATTCTATTCCTAACGTCAACATGTGGTTATTTAACAATTTCAATCAGTTACAAAAATATAAATAGTTATGTCGTCATTGAATCAGTTGCAACAGTATGGTATATCGTTTCAGATTAAAGTATTATCTAGCTTGTTGAAACATAAAGAGTTTCTACAAAACATCAACGATATTCTTGATACTGAAATGTTTGACAATCCTGCTCACAAATGGATTGTTGGTGAGATATTGAGATACTACTACAAGTATCATACAACTCCTTCTACTGATGCTCTACAAGTAGAAGTAAGAAAGATCGAGAATGAAGTATTGAAGGTAAGTGTTGTTGAGCAGTTAAAAGAAGCACTTAAGTCTTCTAATGAAGATCGTGAATATGTAGAGCAAGAGTTTAGTTCGTTCTGTAAGAATCAGCAGATTAAGAAAGCTATCCTTAATTCAGTATCACTACTTGAGAAAGGCCAATACGACGATATCAAGTACATGATGGACCAGGCTTTGAAAGCAGGTCAAGACAAATCAATAGGCCACGAATATGAGAAGGATATTGAGACCAGATATCGTGAAGAAGAAAGAGCTGCTATTCCTACAGCATGGCCACACGTTAATGAACTACTCATGGGTGGATTAGGAGCAGGAGATCTAGGTATTATATTCGGTAATCCTGGAGGTGGTAAATCGTGGATGCTGGTCAATATAGGAGCGATGGCCGTACAACGTGGTTATACTGTTTGTCACTACACATTAGAACTATCTGAGTATTATGTAGGTAAAAGGTATGATGCCTTGTTTACAGGAATCGATGTACAGAATGTGCAAAAACACAGAGGCGCTATCGAAGAAGCAGTAAACAAGATCAAAGGTAAGTTGATTATCAAAGAGTTCCCTATGGGAAAAGCAACAACCCATTCTATAGAATCACATATCCAGAAGTGTCGTGATCTAGGCTATGGTCCTGACTTGGTTATTGTAGACTATGTGGACTTGTTAAAGAGTAAGACTAAGTCAATCGATCCTAAAGATGCTATCGATGATGTGTATACTGCTACAAAAGGCATGGCAAGAGAATTGAAAGTGCCAATCTGGACAGTATCACAGGTAAATAGAGCAGGTGCTAAAGATGATGTGATTGAAGGAGATAAGGCAGCCGGATCCTATAACAAGATGATGATTGCTGACTTTGCCATGTCTTTGTCAAGAAAGAGGCAAGACAAGGTAAACGGAACTGGACGTATACATATTATGAAAAACAGGTATGGTATGGATGGTATGACTTATGCTGCCAAGATCAGTACCAATAACGGTAATATTGAGATCAATCCTGACAGCCTAGATGATGATGAATTGACATTTGATTCCAGCACTCCAGCAACAGGATCTAACAAACCGTTTAATTCTGGCCTGGACAGAGATGAGAAGGCATACCTGGCAAATAAATTTTTCGAGCTAGGCTTATAAATTTAGTCCAACCTGGTATATTTATTAGAGTAAAACAGACCATATGAATTTTTTGATTGATCTATTTAAGAAGTCTCCAAAATCAGACAACTTCAGGACTACACAAGCTCCTGTTAAGTACAACGACAAAATTGCGCAGCTTAACACGCAGTCACCTAATCAGTACAACAAGATCAACACTTCTACAATCAATCAGATTCAGAAGACTGGAAACTCTGTTTTAAGTCAATCTAGTTCCAAAGGTTCAATCCTTCCTGGTAAATAACTAGAACGAATACTTAGATCTTAATACAATAGGTTATGACTATGCTAGAAGGCTACCAAGCCCTCTAAACACTAAACTATTTTTTTAACTTTATTAAACTAAAACAAAATGGACATCACGCAGCAGATTCTCTCAGAAATTACAGTGTATAACAAATATGCTAAATATCTACCAGAATATAAAAGGCGTGAGACGTGGGAAGAGATTGTTACAAGAAATAAAGAAATGCATCAAAATAAGTTCCCTCTATTATATAATGAAATTGAAAAAGCTTATAAATTTGTTTATGATAAAAAGATTCTACCATCTATGCGTTCAATGCAGTTCGCAGGTAAGCCCATTGAGATTAATAATGCTCGCATATTTAACTGTTCTTTCGCTCCTGTTGATGATTGGCGTGTATTTTCAGAAATAATGTTTTTGCTTCTAGGTGGTTGTGGTGTAGGTTATTCTGTACAACATCACCATGTAGAGAAGCTACCTGAGATCATTAAGCCAACTAAAGAAAAAAGATTTTTAGTAGGTGACTCTATTGAAGGTTGGGCTGATGCAGTTAAACTATTGATGAAGTCACACTTAGTAGGAGGCCCTAAACCTAAGTTCGATTTTCGTGATATCAGACCAAAAGGTGCAATGTTGATTACTGCCGGAGGTAAAGCACCTGGTCCAGAACCATTGAAAGAATGTTTATTCCAGATTCAAAAGATTCTTGATCGTAAAGGTACAGGAGATAAATTAACTCCTATTGAATGCCACGATATTATTTGTTATATTGCTGATGCAGTATTGTCAGGAGGTATTCGTCGTGCTGCATTGATCAGCTTGTTCTCATTTGATGATGAAGATATGCTTACATCTAAGTTCGGTAGTTGGTGGGAACAAAACCCACAACGTGGACGTGCTAACAACTCTGCTGTTATTCTTCGTGATCGTATTCAAAAAGAAGAGTTCATGGACCTTTGGAAGAAGATCGAACTATCTAACGCAGGTGAACCTGGCTTCTTCTTAACTAACGATAAAGATTGGGGAACTAATCCATGTGCTGAGATTGCATTGAAGCCATTCCAATTCTGTAATTTGTGTGAAGTAAATGTATCGAATCTTGAATCACAAGAAGATTTGAATGAAAGAGTTAGAGCCGCTGCATTTATTGGAACACTTCAAGCTTCATATACAGACTTCCACTATCTTCGTGATATTTGGAAAAAGACAACTGAAAAAGATGCATTGATCGGTGTTGGTATGACAGGTATCGCTTCAGGCGCAGTATTGAAACTAAACATGAAAGAAGCTGCGTTGATTGTAAAAGAAGAGAACGAAAGAGTAGCTAAGATCCTCGGTATTAATAAAGCCGCAAGATGTACAACTGTAAAACCATCAGGCACAACTTCAATGGTATTAGGTACATCATCTGGCGTTCATGCTTGGCATAGTGACTACTACATTAGAAGAATGAGACTCGGTAAAAACGAAGCTCTATACACATATTTGTTGGTTAATCATCCTGAACTTGTTGAAGATGAGTACTTTAAGCCACACAGTCAAGCTGTTGTAGGAGTACCACAAAAAGCACCTGAAGGAGCAATCACAAGAACAGAATCAGCTATGGATCTACTTCATAGAGTTGAAAAGCTTCACAAAGAATGGATTAAACCAGGACATAGAACAGGCCGTAACACTCACAACGTATCTGTAACTATTTCACTTAAAACAGAAGAATGGCCAGAAGTTGGAGAATGGGCATGGTCAAATCGTAACAACTACACAGCTTTGTCTTGTCTACCTTATGACAACGGTTCATACGTACAAGCTCCTTTTGAATCTATTACACAAGAGAAGTTTGATGAGATGATACAAGCACTACATGAGGTAAATTTGTCTAAAGTGATTGAAGAGGTAGATAATACAGACCAAAAAGGTGAATTGGCTTGTGCTGGTGGTGCATGTGAGATAGTTTAATATTTATTCTTAATGCCTATCACATTATCAAATACAAACGGAGCCGGTAGTTTTACGTTAGTAAATAACGCTAATGCTGGCTCCATTTCTTTTTCTTTATCAGGAAGTGTCGCCCCAGTTACCGATCAAATAAAAGCACAGCTTTCTACAAGTTTATCTGCTTATAATGCAGCATCAGTAAATAGTTGGGTTAAGATAACTAAAGCTGAGTATGATAATATATTCAACAATGTAGTTGGTACTACAAAAAGAGGTAACACAGATATTCAAGTAAATACACGAGCTGTATCTGCTGGATTTACAGAATTTACTTTTGCAATAAACAATGATCCTGCTCAAGCATTAACTATAAATACTGGTGAATATCCTATAGCATTTGTAGCTGAGACTTGGAATGGAAATGCGAATGTACAATTTGGTTACACTACAGCATACCATACAGGAGCTCCAACATACGGAAATAGTGTATTAGTAACTCCTGTTGGGGCTTGTTATTATGTTAGAAAAGCACCTACAGGTATAGAATCAGCCCCAGCTACCCAAACACTATATCCTGCCATTAAAATATCCGGGAACAGTTTCAATTTAGTTCCTAATACAAGTGGTTGGTATACTACAAATGGAGGAACAACCTGGGTTTCTTTCCAAGGAAATGCTTCTAACGGTGCTGCTAAGTTTCAAATGATAGTTACGACTACTAAATCTTGGTAGTATGAAAGCAGACCTGGTAGAATCCGTACACTACTATTTAGAAAACGGTAAAGTAGTATTTTTACCTTTTTATCACGTACAAAAAGGAAAGTGCTGTGGAAACAAATGCAGGCATTGCCCGTTTAATCCAGAGTGGACAAAAGACACTATAGAGTTAAAAGACGAATTTAAAAGAGAATATCTTAAATTTGATAAAACATAGTTATGACGATTACAATTACTCCAGAATATCTATATTTAGCAGTTGTGTTAGTGCTCATGCTTATCCAGGTTTCACAGTGGGTTGCTATTTCTAAACTCAAAAAAGAAGTAAACAGTTTGTGGACACAAATTAGTATTATTGCTGTTTCATCTGGTAATATATTAGAAGGTATAGAAAAGAAGTTAAATGCAAAAGAAGATAAAAAAGACTGAGGGCTTAGGCGATACAATCGCTAAAATTACTCATGCTACAGGTTTAGATATTCTAGCAGATAGAATAGCTAAGTTATTTGGTAAAGAAGATTGTGGTTGTGATAGAAGAAGAAAGAAACTAAACAAATTAGTTCCTTACAACAAAAAGAAGAAATAGTTATGAATAAAAGTTATGTTAAAGTAGACTCAATCGATACACTAAAAGAAATGATTGAGCATATAAAGTCGTCTGATCTGATTGCATTTGATACAGAGACTACAAGTTTAAATCCTAGACAAGGTAAAATCATAGGCTTCTCAGTATCTGCTGAAGTTGGTAAAGGCTACTACATGCCAACTATGATATTCAAAGATGGTGAACTACAAGATGCTTATATCGATAATAAGTTATGTCACGATCTTGCAAAGAAAGCAATCTCACTTCTTGTTGGTAAAAAGTTAGTCATGCATAATGCATCATTTGACGTTAAGTTTGTCAAGTGCTTTTATGATGTTGATCTATTATCGTCACTGCATGTAGATACAATGCTTCTTGTGCATACAGTAAAAGAGGAAGGTGCTGGTTTTATGGGAGGTTCTGCATTTGGTCTTAAGGATATTGCTAAGATGATTCAAAAGCATATTGGTCTAGATGTTGAGAAAGCAGCAAATGAAGAGCAAATTGCACTAAAAGAGTCTATCAAGAACAATGGAGGTTCAATCACAAGAGAGAACTATGAGATATGGAAAGCAGATATTGATCTACTTTCAGAATACGCAGCAGCAGATACAGACTTAACACTTAGAGTCTATCACCACTTCATGAATACACTTAAAGAGGAAGGTCTAGA